AGCGTCACCCGCAACACCATCGAGTACCTCGGTAGCACCATCGATCGCACGTTCCTGATGGGACGTGCGATCTTTGCTGTACCCTTCCGCTGGAGTCGATCGAGAGCGGGGACGCGCGTGCACTGGGAGAAACTGGCCATACCGCCCGCGCTGCGCTCCGCCCTGCTCACTCTCGCCGCTATCGCCTGCCTCTCCCTGGCTGCGTTCCTCATCTCCCGGGTTGCCGGTTTCGCCACGCTCGGCGTGTTGCTGTTCGTGCTGGAGTTCCTCAGCCGGCCCGTGCAGCAGAACGGGCGGCGAGCATGAGTGTGCCCGTGGTCCCCGGTTACGAACGCTGCCAGCACTGCTTGGACAAGCTCCAGCGTGACGCCGCCGGCAACCTCCGCACGATGAAGAACGGCGCGCCGGAGTTCGGTGGTTTCTTCTGCCCTGGCCTGTCGGCCGTGCGGCACGTGACGATGCCGAAGATCAACTCTCGTGCGTAGCCTCATCGGTTCCTTCGTGGACAAAAGCCCCGTGCCGCTCTCGCGTACGCGAAACGGGATGGGCTTCGCATTGTTCCGGGGCAACCGCGGCGAGAATCCGATCTTGGGCGCGTACGGTGAGAACGGCATCCTCTTCTCGATGGTGTCCCGGTTGGCCACCGCCACGAGCAAGGCGGACTGGACGCTCTACCGGAAAGCGAAAAGCGGACTGAAGGAAGACCGGGAGCCGGTGCCGGTGCACGCGTGCATCGCACGGTGGGAGCGGCCTAACCCGTTCATGCACCGGCGCCGGTTCGTGGAGACCGTTCAGCAGCACATCGATCTGGTGGGTGAGGGCAGCATCATCGCCAGCCACCAGAAGATCATGGGCGATAACATTCCCATCGAACTGTGGCCGGTGCGCCCAGACCGGATCAAACCGGTGGCCGACCCGTACGAGTTCATCAAGGGCTACGTGTACACCAGCCCGGACGGTGACAAGATGCCGCTCGAGATCTCCGAGTGCTCGCGGCTCATCATGCCCGACCCGTCCGACCCGTACCGTGGGATGGGGCCGGTGCAATCGGTCATGCGCGACCTGGACTCCGGCAAGTACTCGAGCGAGTGGAACGCCCGATTCTTCGAGAACAGCGCGGAGCCCGGCGGCGTCATCGAGGTACCGGAAGAGCTCGATGACCGCTCCTTCGACCGGCTCCGCGACCAGTGGGACTCGTCGCACCGTGGCGTGAGCAAGGCGCACCGGGTGGCCATCCTCGAGGCCGGCGCGAAGTGGAACGGCACCAGCTTCAGCCAGAAGGACATGCAGTTCGTGGAGCTGTCCTCTCTGTCCGACGAGAAGGTGCGGCAGGCGTTCGGCTACCCGAAGCCGATGCTCGGTGGCGTGGACGATGTGAACCGGGCGAACGCGGAGGCTGGTGAGTACGTCTTCGCGAAGTGGCTCATCGAGGACCGGCTCGACCGCTGGCGCGACTGGCTGAACTTCGACCTCCTCCCGCAGTACGGCAAGACCGCGGTCGGGCTGGAGTGGGACTACGAGTCCCCAGTGCCGGAGAACAGCGACGCACGTAACGCTGCGGTCACGGCCAACGCCAACGCCCTGGCGCTGCTGGCCGATAAGGGCTTCGACGTTCCGGCCCTACTGTCCTATCTCGGGATGCCGGAGATCACGTACACGAAGCCGGAGCCGAAGGTCGTGCAGATGCCGGCGCCGCCCAACGATCCAAACGCGACTGATCCGAATGCTGCATAATGGCGCGCAGATGGATCGCGGTTGAAGAGGATGACGCATCAGTCTGCAAGCCGTGCTCCGACAACGACAATCACGTCTACTCCAACCGAGCGGACGCGTACGCGGACTATCCCGGCGGGGTCGGCTATGTCCTCTGTGTCGGCGCCCAGTTCGGTAACAAGTGCCGCGGAATGGTCAAGAAGCGCAGAGGGAGTACGAACGAGATGAACCGGGACAAGATCCTCAACACGAACCGGGCCATCCTCGCGGAACGCTCGCTCCTGATGGGCAAGCTCGCGAAGCCCGCGGAGAACAAGCTAGCGGGCGGCAAGGAGTGGTGCCGCTTCGAGAACATCGGCACCGATGAGGCGTCCATCTTCATCTACTCCGACATCGGCTACTTCGGCACCACGGCCGACGACTTCGTGAAGCAGCTGAACAGCATCACCGCGCCGAAGATCAACGTGCACATCAACTCCGAGGGTGGCGAGGTCTTCGACGGCGTGGCCATCCATACCGCCATTGCCAGCCACCCAGCACACGTGACGACCTCCGTGGACGGGATCGCAGCCTCCGCGGCCTCCTTTATCGCGATGGCCGGTGACACCATCCGGATCGCCCGCAACGCAACCATGATGATCCACGACGCCTCCACGCTCGCGTGGGGCAACGAGGAAGACATGATTGCCTGCGGCAAGCTGCTCTCCAAGCTGAGCAACAACATCGCGGACATGTACGCGGAACAGGCCGGCGGCACTGTGGAGACGTGGCGCACCACGATGCGCGCGGAGACGTGGTTCACCGGCCAGGAGGCGATGGCCGCGGGGCTCGTGGACGAGATCATCGGGGAGGATGCTCCCGCGGAGGAGCCTCCCTCCAACCTGCTCTCCTCCATCATGTTCCGCTACGCGAACCGTACGGAGGCTCCGGCCCCGGAGATCCCGGAGCACTCCGAAGAGGAGTGCGACGAGGAGATCCCGGAGGAGGATCCTCCGCTGGACGAGGAGGGGGAGGAACTCCACGACGCCGGAGAGACCCTCCTCAACACAGCCACCGACTGGGCATGGCGCATGACCATGGCCGGCGTGAAGCTCTGACGAGCGACTAGAAAGGGAAGAGAATGACAGCCCCCGTCATTCCCGTCAGCTCCGTCGAGCTGAACGAGATGCTGTTGGACAAGAAGGTCATGGATGTCGTCTACCAGACGCCGGAGACCTTCAAGGAGTTCCTGACCAACTACGCCAAGGCCGCGAACTCCGTGGCCCACGGTGACATCGAGCGGATCGTGGACGAGCGGCTTCAGGCCGGCCTCGCCTCCTTCGCCGAGAACACCAAGAGCGACATTCGGCGCCCGGACCTGAGTAAGGCCGGCATCGAGGACATCAAGCGGAACCGGCAGACCGGCGCCGCGTACAACAAGCTCGCCATGGGCACCGCGATCGATGGTGAGTTCACGGACATCGCCGACGTGTTCAACACGATCAACCATCGTGCCGACCGTACGGAGCCGGAGCGGCGGGCGCGCATCGAGAAGATGAAGAACGCGCTCAGCTCCAGCGTTCCTTCGGAGGGTGGCTTCCTCATCCCGGAGGAGTTCCGCTCCGAGATGCTGGCCCTGTCGCTGGAGACCGCCGTTGTGCGGCCGCGGGCGCGGGTCATCCCCATGTCCAGCCGCACGCTGGCCATGCCGGTCAACGACTCGACCACGAACGCCACGAGCAACTTCGGTGGCATCGTGGCCTACTGGGCGGAGGAGTCGAGCACGCTCGTGGCGAGCACGCCGACCTTCGGCCAGATCGTGCTGGACGCCAAGAAGCTCACCGCGTACGCCGACCTGCCGAACGAGCTCAGCGACGACGCGGCCGCGCTGCAGGCCTTCCTGAACATGGCTTACCCGGAGGCGATGTCCTTCGCCGAGGACGCCGCGTTCCTGATGGGTGACGGCTCCGGCCAGCCGCTCGGCGCGCTGTCCACCCAGAACCCCGCGATCGTGGTTGCGAGCGCCGTCAACGGTGCCGAGAGCACGATCACGTGGACCAACGTGGTCAACATGTACGCGCGGATGCTGCCCGGCTCGCTGAACCGCGCGGTCTGGGTGGTCTCGCCCGACACCTTCCCGCAGCTCGCCCTGATGACCGCGCCGAACGGTTCCGCGTTCGGCCCGATCTGGATCAAGGACGCGCATGACTCGCCCGTGCTGACTCTGCTCGGCCGGCCCGTGGTCATCTCCGAGAAGGTCAGCACGCTAGGCGCACAGGGGGACATCTCCTTCGTGGACTTCGGGTACTACCTGATCGGCGACCGGATGGCGATGTCGGCCGCGACCTCGGCCCACTACAAGTTCGCCAACGACATCACCAGCTACCGCCTGATCGAGCGGGTCGACGGCCGGCCGTGGCTGCTGAACGCCATCACCCCGAAGAACGGCGGGCCGACCTTGAGCCCGTTCGTGCAGCTGGAAGGTACGGGCCTCCGTACCGCCTAGGCCTTACTCCTAGCGGGAGCACGGCGCGTCGCCCCCCCATCCCCGGCGCGCCGTGCTCCGCCCCACCCGCGCTTCCCAGCACGACCGTTCGCCCCTCCTGGCCGCTCGGTTCGGAGTTACCACCGGGCATTGACACCCCCGGGCTTCATGAAGGAGCAAAAGTCACATGGAAGCACTAGGACGCACCCTCGATCTGTGCGTTGGCGCCCAGCCCGCCGACTCCAACGCGGCGGCGATCACCGGCAAGCGCGTCAGCATGAAGGACTGCGAAGGCATCACGATCGCTGTCATCAAGGCCGCGGGTACCGCGAACGATGACCCGGTGTTCACGCTCCAGCAGCACACTGCCACGACCGGCGGCACCACGTCTTCACTGGTGGCCATCGATCACTATTACTTGAAGAACGCGGCCACGCTCGCAGGCTCCGAGGCTTGGGTGCGGTTCAGCCAGACGCTCGCCGCGACCATCACGGACCCGGGTGGTGCCGGCACCTCGGCGGAGTCGCAGCAGATCCTCGTCATTGAGGTCGATGCCACGAAGCTGTCCGATGGCTACGGCTGGATCTCGCTGAACGTGGCAGACACCGGTGCCGCCGGTGTGCAGTGGCTCTCGATCCTGTACATCCGGCGCGACCTGAAGGTGCAGCGCAAGCCGGCCAACCTGGCTTCCTCGCTCGCCTAGTCCAGTTCTGCGATGGGGCTTTCCGGGTACGTTCCGGGGAGCCCCATCAACATAGGAGGAACGATGCCCAGAGTGACCAGCGGCGGAATCGTCAGCAGTGCCGATGAGCCGGACGAGCCGACCGTGCAGCTCGCGAGCGGCGAGACCGTGGAAGTGCAGACCCCGGGCGAGCCGGACCAGCACGGTCCGACCGATGACGCAACGTCCAGTGAGGAGGAGCCATCAGCTGGCAACAGCTCATCTCGATCCGAGACAACCAGCGCGCCTACGAAGAGCGCGAACAAGAGGAGCGGCTCCGGCCGCTAGCCTGCCCGCACGATGGCGAGCCGATGAGTGAAGGGCCGGACGGGCAGCTGTTCTGCAGATACGACGGCTACACCCCCGGTAAGGTAACCTGATCTCCAGCGGCCAGAGGAGAGAGCGCGATGGGGCAAGAGCCCGTGTATGTCACGCGTGACCAGATTGTCTCCGCGCTCGATGTGAAGCCCACGGCCTACATGTATATCGAAGTGGACCGCGCGTGCCGAGCCGGGTCGCGCGGCGTGGAGGGCTTGCTCCATCGCGTTCTCTATCCCGAGGTGAAAACCCGCTCCTTCGACTGGCCCGCCCATCGCCGCTACACCTCCGTGGTGCCGTCCCGGATCGACTTCGACAAGCACGCCCTCATCTCTGCCACCTCCGTCACCTCCGGCTCTTCCTCCTTCACGGAGAACACGCACTACTTCCTCGAGCCCAATGAGGACGGACCGCCATACGAGAGCCTCGATCTGAACCGGAGCTCCTCTGCCGCATTCTCCGGCGGACCGCAGCGCGCCGTGGTCATCACCGGCCTGTGGGGCTGGACGAACGATGAGGAGACGGTGGGCACGCTCGTCGGCTCCAACCTGGCCACCGACACGCTCATCACGCTCTCCGCGCCGGCCGGCGTCGGCACGATCCTGCGGATCGGCACGGAGCGGCTGCAGGTGGCCGGACAGCGCTGGCTTGACAGCACGCAGACCGCCACCGCGCTGGCTCTGGCCAACAATGCCGTGAGCATCACCGTGTCCAACGGCGCGCTGTTCACTGAGGGCGAGCTCCTCCTCCTGGACTCCGAGCGGGTGCAGGTGCTCGAGGTTGCCGGCAACGTGCTGACCCTCCGGCGGGCGGTCGGCGGTACTGTGCTCGCCACTCACGGCGCGGCCACGCCGGTCTACTGGCAGCACCGGGTGCAGGTGGAGCGTGGCTCCTTGGGCACTACGGCGGCCGCGGGAGCGGGCGGGGCGCCGGTCTACCGATGGGTACCGCCGACACTGGTGACCGAGGTTGCTCAGGCGTACGCGGAGGATTTCTTCCTCCAGCGCAACGCCGGCTACTCGCGCACGGTCGGCCAGGGGGATGCGGAGCGGCCGGCGTCCGGTCGCGGTATCCAGCACGTGGAGAACCGGTGCCGCCGGCTCTACGGGCGCGGCGTACGGCTGAGGTCGGTGTGATGTTCCGGTGGCGGCACGGCCGTCTCGAATACCGCACGGGTCGCTCGTGGCAGCCCAGTCGCGCTCTGCGCTTCTGCTGCCGCATCGGCCTGCACTTCATGGCCTGGGACCTTCAGCGCGATGGTTACTACTGCGAATGCGGACAGCAGTCCCTGCTAGCGGAATCGCTCTGGAGGTCGGTGTGAGCGCCCACGTGGACAAGCGCGGGCCGCTGTTCGATGGCCGCGCCGAGAAGGCCGTAGCGGACGCCTGCCCGGAGATTGAGAAGCGCGTCGCGACCATGGGCGCCAGTGCGGTCCGCTCGCTGGGCAACACGCAGTACCGCCACCAGACCCCGTTCTACCGGTTCCGGGTGGTCGCACGGCCGGACGCGCCCGGGTGGAAGGTCACTGATCAGGCGGTCGTCTACGGGCACTGGCTGGAGGGTGACGGGTCGCGCAACCGCGCCCGTCCGGGCTTCCCGGGCTACCACACGTTCCGGACCACCACGGCGCTGATGAACGCTCGCGCGCAGGCCATGGGCGATCAGGTAGTGGCCGAGTATGTGCGCAGGATGAACTGATGGCCACCGACTTCACTGCGATCTTCAACGCGCTGGAGACGTACGCTCTCGGGCTGGGCATCTTCGGTGCCGTCAACGGTCACGAACCGAAGAGCCCGCCGGCCTTCGGCGATGCGCTTGTCCTCATGTTCTCCGCGGGCGAGCTCCGGCCGATCCTGCGCTCCGGGCTGAACAGCGTGAGCTACCGGCTGGAGATCCTCGGTCGCATCTACCGGCTGGACAAGATCGGTTCGGATGCTGTGGAGCCGGAGATTCTGGGCGCCACGACCGCGCTGTTCACCTCCCTGGCCGGTGGCTTCACCCTGGGAGGTTTGATCCGGCACGTGGACATCTACGGCTCTGACGGCGCGCAGCTATCCGCCGTGCCGGGCTATTTGGAGCAGGGTGACGACAAGTTCCGCACCGTGGACCTCGTGATTCCGCTCATCATCAACGACGTCATGACGCTGGGAGCGTAGGCCAATGGCTAAGCAAGGCGGCATGGGAGACAACTTGTACGTCGACCAGTTCGATGTGTCGGGGGATATCGGCTCGATTCAGCGCGTGGCCGGCCCGCTCACGGTGCAGGTGAACACGAATATCACCCAGTCCGGTACGAACCGGATTGGCCTGCAGCATGACGGCGCGATCGACTACACCGCCTACTGGAACCCCACGACCGCGGTCACGTTGGATAGTGAGCATGACGTGCTGAAGGCGCTCCCGCTGACTGACCGGAACGTGAGCTACTTCCGTTCCACGGTCCTCGGCGCGCCGGCCGCCTCGCTCGTGTCGAAGCAGGTCAACTATGACGGCTCCCGCGCGCAGGACGGTTCGCTCTTATTCAACACGAGCGCGGTGGCGAACGGCTTCGGGCTGGAATGGGGCAACAACCTCACCGCCGGCAAGAAGACGGACACGGTTGCTGCCAACGGTTCCACGGTTGACCTCGGTGCGGTGCCCATCAGCTACGCGTTCGGGTGGGCCGCGTACCTGCACGTCTTCGCGTTCACTGGCACAAGCGTCACGGTGAAGATTCAGGACAGTGCGGACGGCACCGCGTGGACCGACCTCACCGGTGCCGGATTCACGGCTGCGACTGCCAAGGGCAAGGAGCGCATCGCGTCTGCGAGCGCCACCGCAACCGTGCGCCGCTACGCCCGGGTGGTCTCCTCCGGCACCTTCAGTAACGCCGTGTTCGCGGTCAACTTCGTGCGGTACGAGATCGGGGGGCACGCCTGATGGCGACCATGCAACGGCAGGTGTTCCGGGTCCAGCCGAAGGGCGGGCCGGAAGACTACAAGACGTACGGGCTCATGCGGCCGAAGGCTACGCACTGGCGGACCGCCACGTGCCAGGAAGTGAACTGCGCGAACCACGCCCGCGGCTGGCGGATGACGTTGGATCTGAGCACGGCTCTCGGGCAACGGCAGGGCCGGTACATCCGCGACCACTCGGGACGCAGCTACGTGAACGTCGGCCAGGAGGGTGTTCTCGTCACACTCGAGTTCGCCGCTGGACAGAAGTGCTTCGCCGAGCATCGGGTGCCGCTGGAGCGGATGCCATTGTTCGTAGTGAAGGGTGGCGACTACCGGGGCAACCCGCGCGGTATCCAGACGCAGCGTCGTTCTGCGCAAGGGTGGATCGATGATTTCGGCGAGCATCAGCTCAGGCTGAAAGAGACAGTAGAGAGAGGGTAGATCATGGCTAAGGAGCCTGGATTCCCGTTCAGCCTGAGTGTGGACGACTCGGCCGGAACACCGCGGGACATCTCCAACGACGTCGGCAACCTGCAGTTCGCCACCCCGCGTGGCGTGCAGGACATCACCGGTATCAACAAGTCTGCGATGGAGCGTCAGCTTCTGCTCGCGGACATGAGCATCACGCTGAACATCATCGCGTTCAACGACGCAGCGAACCTGTCGCACGCGGTCTTCAAGACCGTGCCGTCAAGTTCTGTCAACCGCACCACTTCGCTCGGGCTGAGCGGTCAGACGCTGGCGGCCGAACTGCTCTACACGGACTATGCGCTCACGCGCGGGCAGGATGGCTCGCTCACCTCCACGGCGCCGGGCGTACTCGCCGACGGCACTGTTCCTACCTGGAGCTAGTAGAAACATAGGGATGGGGAAAGCACCATGGGTTTCAAGGTAGGGCGCACGTTTGAACTGGCATTCGAGGGAACCGATCTGGACGGAGCGAAGGTCACGCTTCGCTCCGCCAGCATTGGAACCAATCTGGAGCTGGGCACGTGCTCCGTGGAGCGGGAGTGTGAGATTCTCGCGGAGCACCTGATCTCCTGGAATTTGGAGGAGGAAGACGGTAAGCCGTTGCCGGCCACGCTGGAGGGAGTGACCTTATTGGAGGTCGCAGTAAAAAACCTCATCTTGCGCGAGTGGCTGAAGGCGACCCGCGGTGTCACCGCCCCTTTGGACAAGCGCTCTCCCGATGGCGAGCAATCCCCGGTGGAACCGATGAGGATGGAAACATTGTAGGACTGCCAGACGAGGCAGGGTGGGCACTGTGGATCCTCCGGCAGTGCGAACGGTTCGGTAAGCTCCCGGAAGAGATCTTGAGCGCGGATTCGTTGCTCCAGCAGCTGTTGGCAATCGAGGCGGAGGTGAGGGTCAGTGAGTAACGAAGTCAAGATCAAGATCACCGCGGAGAATGCCACTGTTCCCGTCATCGCGGGTCTCAAGGCTGGAATACACGATGTGGAGACGGCCGCCGATAAGGCTGGCAACAAGCTCACCACGTTCGGCGCGCGCACCCAGTCGCTCAAAGGCGACCTGACAAAACTTGACGCCGGGATCAAGGAGAGCACGAAAACGCTCTCCCAGCTATACACCGCACTGGCCAACACCGATGACGCTGCACGGCGGATCGACATCAAGAAGGCCATCAGTAAGGTACAGAGCGACCTCTCTGCCAGCATGAAGGCCCACAAGTTCAAGGTTTCCGAACTGCTCAACCTGGATCCGGATCCCGCGCAGGGTAAGAGCTGGGCGAAGAAACTGATGGGCTCGCTCGCCTCCGGCCTCAGCTCCGCCGGTGAGGGGGTCGCCTCCCTGGCCGGCAACCACGTGGGGCTGACCATCGGCGCTGCCGCGGGCGCTGCCGCTGCTCCCGTGCTGGTGTCCGCGCTCGGGTCTGCGCTGTCCGCGGGCGTCGGGCTGGGCGTGATCGGCGCCGGCGTGATGCTCGCGGTCAAGAAGGATCCGGAGCTACAGGCCGCTGGTAAGCAGGCCGGCCAGAGATTCATGGACGGCCTGAGTGAGCAGGCGAACAAAGCATTCAAGGGACCGATTCTCGATTCTCTGAAACTGCTCACTGCGGAAGGTGACAAGGCTTCCGCCCAGCTGGGCAAGGCGTTTGATGCTCTCGCGCCCTACGTGAAGCCGTTCACTGAGAGTCTGGTGAAGGCCGCGGACATCATCGTCACCTCGCTCACGGGTGCGGCCGAGAAGAGCGGCCCCGCCCTGAAGGGCATGGGGCAGGCCCTCGTCCTGGTGTCCGATGGCGTCGGCAGCTTCATCGACTCGGTAGCCAACGGCGGGCCGGAAGCCGCGCAGTCCCTCACGCTCATTGCGGGCGCCACAGGCGATGTGCTGAAACAGACCGGCACCTTCCTTGGCGTGCTGGAGAAGCTCAGCAACAACGAGTTCCTGACCGGCCCGCTGTTGCCGTTGCTGAAGAGCCATTATGACGGCGTGTCCAGTGCTAGCAATCAGTTCGCCAAGCACACCAAGGACACTGCCGACGCGATGAACGAGGCAGCTACCGCAGCGCAGATGGAGGGGAATGCCCTCACCAATCTGGCTGACGATATGCGCGCGCAGACCGATCCGGTGTTCGGCCTACTCGATGCGGAAGGCAAGCTCGCTGAAGCGCAGGCCGCTGCCGGCAAGGCAGCCCACGATCACGGCAAGAACAGCAAGGAGTCGGACGCCGCACTGCGTGATCTGGCTAAGGCTGCGATCGAGGTAGAGGGTCGCGCCGGGGATCTGGCGGGTACGGCGGACGGCAAGCTGTCTCCCGCGCTGAAGGCAACACTGCGTGCGGCTGGGCTGACGGAATCTCAGATTCGTAATCTGGGTGGGCAGTTCCGGAACGCGAAGAAAGACGGGGAGAACTTCGCCAAGACGTACAAGGCGAAGGTTGAGGCGGATACTGCATCGGCCGAGAGTCGCTTGAAGCATGTGCGTGATCTGCTCGATAAGGTCCACTCGAAGCAGATCAGTGTCTCGGTGCTGGTGGCAGACAGCCAGTTGAACAAGGTCAACAACACCCTGAGTCGCTTCGGCATGGCACATGGCGGTATCAAGGGCGCCGCGAACGGCGCGACCTCTTCCGGCCTCACGTGGGTGGGCGAGAACGGTCCGGAGCTTGCCGATCTGGCGCCGGGTACGCGGGTACACAGCGCAGGCGACTCGCAGCGCATCGCGAACAACGGTCACGGGAGCGGAGGAGACGTCAATATCACAGTGAGCCTCGCGCCCAATGCTAACCAGGAGTTCGCGGAGGCTGCGCTGAAGATGTTGCGCTTCCACGTGGACCGCAACGGCCAGGGGAGAGTTCAGAACCTTCTTGGACGTCCGGGAGTGCCCGCGTGACAATGCTCGGTTTCCCCGGTAACCCGCTTCCCATCCGCTCCGAGATGTTCATCTCCGGTGCCTGGGTCGACATCACCTCGCGTGTCCGACTAGCCAATGAGATCGTGATCTCCGGCCGCGGGCGCGCGAACGAACAGGGCCGACCATCTCCGTGCACATGCGACTTCACGTTGAACAACACGGACGGGCTGTTCAACAACCGCAACCCCAGCAGCATCTACTTCGGCAAGCTGCCGAGGAATCTGCCAGTGCGGCACAGCGTCACTGAGGACCGCAGTTTTGCCATCTATGATTCACTCGGCGCTACCCGGGTCAAGACGACCGACAAGGCATCACTCGATATCGTGGGCGACATCGATATCCGGGTGGAGTTCGAGCTGGACAACTTCCCCGGCGCGAATGTGGGCTCCGTCCTGGCCGCGAAGTACCGCCGGTCCACCCCGAACCGTTCGTGGCTGTTCTCCATCAATCGGTCCG